AGAAGCCAAAGCACTTCTTGACGGTGCAGCAGCAGAAAAAAGAGATTTATCTGCTGAGGAAAATGCAAAATACGAACGTATTTCTGCTGACCTAGATACAAGAGCAAAAGTAATCGAAACACTAAAGTCTGATGCAGACCGCGAAATGCGTGCCGCAGAAGCAATGCGTGGATTAGAAAACCAAGCACGTCCAGTTGCAGAAGTTGCATCACAAAATGATGACGCTGAAGCAATCCGTGCAATGGCAAGAGGTGAAGTTCGTTCACATACTTTCGAAAAGAGAGATGTTGTTAAAACTTCAACTGGCGCACCAGTTCCAACCTCTTTCTACAACCAAGTTATCTTGCTTGCAAGACAATCTGGCCCAATGTTGGAAACCTCAACCATCTTAAATACAGCTGGTGGAGAAAACCTACAAATGCCATCAATCGGTACATACTCATCTGGCACAATCGCTGGAGAAGGTACTGCCATTGGTGAATCTGATCCAGTATTCAACTCATTCGTAACTTTGGGTGCTTTCAAGTATTCATTCTTGACCCAAGTTTCTCGTGAATTGATTGAAGATTCAGGTGTAGATATTCTTGGCTTCCTAGCAAGTCAAGTTGGTCAATCACTTGGTTACTCAGTTAACACAGCGCTTACAACAGGTACAGGAACAGTTGAACCTAACGGTTTAGTTACTCGTGCAGGTTCAGCACTTGTTGGAACTTCATTAAATCCAACAGCAGATAACCTAATTGATTTAGTTTATTCTGTTGATTCTTCAGGTCGCAGACTTGCAGGAACAGGATTCCAAATGAACGGAACTTCAATTGCAAACGTTCGTAAGTTGAAAGATACAGCTGGACAATACTTGTTCCAACCATCTCTTTCAGCAGAAGCACGCGACTTGCTACTTGGATACCCAATTTACGAAAACCCAGCAATGGCAACAGCAGCATCTGCTGTTAGACCAGTCATATTTGGTAACTTACCTAGTTACTATGTAAGACAAGTTGGCGGAATTAAATTGGATCGTTCTGATGATTTTGCTTTCAACACAGACCTTGTAACTTTTAGAGCTACATTCCGTGTTGACGGTAACTTGATTCAAACAAGCCACGTTAAATACTTTAAGTCAAGCAACTCCTAAACCGAGTCTTACTTAAAAAAAGTTCTGGGACACGGAGCGCAGGCCGTGTCCTAGACATACTCGTTCCCTATCTGTAATAAGGTAGGGAACACCCTGCGTTCAGATGGAGTCCTGCGTGAATAAAAAAGATTCTGCAATCAATAAAGCAATTATTAGTTCTGCAATGAAAAATAAGTTAAATCCACCTAGACGTATTCTTTGGGTTTCTAATGCTCCTTGGGCTTCAACTGGTTACGGTCAACAGACAGCACAAGTGATTCCAAGATTAAAGAAAGATAATAATGATGTTGCCATTGTTGCAAATTATGGTTTAGAAGCATCAACAACTACTTGGAATACTCCGAGTGGCCCTGTTCCTATTTATCCTCGCGGTATGGAGCAATGGTCTAATGATGTTATTCCTGCACATATGCACGATTGGGTTGTGCGTGATAAAGATGCTGAACATTTGTTGATGACTTTGTTTGATGTTTGGGTGTTTAAGGGTGAGAAGTGGGGCGAGTGGCCGATTGCTTCTTGGACTCCTGTTGATCACGTTCCAGCGCCACCAGATGTTTCAGCTTGGTGCAGACTTCCAAACGTTTACCCGATTGCTATGAGCAAGTTTGGTAAAGCAATGTTTGAGAATGTTGGTATTGAGTCTTGGTATGTGCCTCACGCTGTTGAAAAAGTTTTTAAGCCAACTGAGAAAATCTTTATTGCTGATGGTCAATCAATTGATCCTAAAGAGTTTATGAGATTACCTAAAGACCGTTTTGTGGTTGGTATGAACGCTGCTAATAAAGGTGTGATGCCAAACAGAAAAGCATTTGGTGAAAACTTGTTGGCTTTCTCAATGTTTGCTCAAAAATATGATGACGCAATTCTTTACATTCATTCTGATGCTTCTGGTGCTTTGGGTGGTATCAGGTTAATGGATTTGATTTTGTCTGTTGGTATTCCTGTTGAAAAGGTTGTGTTTGCTGATCCGTATTTGTTGCGCACAGGCTTGAGTCAGGAAACTATGGCAGCGATTTATTCTCAAATGGATGTGTTGCTTGCAACTTCTTATGGTGAGGGTTTCGGTGTTCCAACTATTGAAGCGCAGGCGTGTGGTGTTCCTGTTATTGTTTCTGATTTTGCTGCATCTCCTGAACTTGTTGGAGATGGTTGGAAGATTGGTGGGCAACCTTTGTGGGATGCACCTCAAAAGTCTTTCTTCCATATTCCTAATGTTCCTGAAATTGTTGAAGCACTTTCACAGGCGTATAACAGAACTCGTGGCCCATCACAAAAGGCAATTGATTTTGCTAAACAATATGATGCAGATTTGGTTTACGAGACACAATGGAAACCAACTTTGGACAGCATATTTAGCAGGGTCGCTTCAGATAGGCTTAAAAAGCCCACAGAAGCAAAATAAGAGACTTTAAGGTTCTAGGGGTATACGGATGGTGGGTCAATTATGAAAGTTGTTATCACAGGTGTAGGTGGTTTCTTAGGAAGCCATCTAGCTGATTCTTTCATTTCTGCTGGCTGGCAGGTGACAGGGATAGATAACTTTTTAGGTGGGTACAAAGATAATGTGCCTGACCAAGTTGATTTATTTGAAGCCGATTTACTTGACCTGGAATCGTTGAAAGAACCTTTTGCAAACGCAGACCTTGTTATACATACAGCGTGTACAGCTTATGAGGGCTTATCTGTATTCAGCCCAAGCCTCATTGTTGCAAACACAGTTCAAGCAACCACTAACGCTTTAACAGCGTCAATACAAAACAATGTTAAAAAGTTTGTTTACCTTTCATCAATGGCACGTTACGGTGACAAAAAAGGTGAACTGTTCACCGAAGATATGACACCTAACCCACAAGACCCTTACGGCATTGCAAAATATGCTTCAGAACTTCTTGTTAAAAACTTATGTGAAACTCACGGACTTGACTGGGTAATCCTTGTCCCCCACAACATTATTGGCCCAAGACAAAAATATGATGATCCTTACAGAAACGTTGCATCAATTTTTATTAACAGAATGTTGCAAGGCAAACAACCAATCATTTACGGCAAAGGCGAATCCTTGCGTTGTTTCTCTTTCATTCAAGATGTAATCAATCCTTTGATGGTTGCTTGCGACTCTGATGATGCTGTTGGTCAAATTATTAACATTGGCCCTGACGAAGAACACATAAGTATTTATGATTTAGCTGTCAAGGTTGCTGAGATTATGGAGTTTGACCTTGACCCAATTTTTATGCCTGGTAGACCACAGGAAGTTTTGATTGCTTTGTGTAGTTCAGATAAGGCAAGGAATCTTTTAGGTTACAAGACTGGAACGGATTTGACTGAGGGTTTACAGCAACTTGTTGAATATATTAAAACTCGTGGTGTTAAACCTTTTGAGTACCATTTGCCTTTGGAAATTGTGTCAGATAAAACACCTAAAACTTGGTCACAGAGGTTGATGTGAAAACTTTGCAAGAGATTTATCCTAACTTTCAGGATGCTGATGGTTGGGGTGATAAAGGTACGGCTCATTCTTATATTGATGTTTATGCTGAGCATTTAATTAAAAGGTTTGGTGTGAACTTTTTAGAGATTGGTGTTCAACTAGGTCACTCGATTGCTATGTGGCAGGACTATTTTATGGAGTCACAGGTTTATGGAATTGATGTCACTTTATCTAATGTGATTTTTGATAACTTAGAGAACGTTTATGTTTGTGATGCAACAGTTCAAGAGCAGGTTGATTCTTATTTTGAGGATAAAAGTTTTAATTACATTATTGATGATGGAAGTCATAGGGTTGAGGATCAGATTAAAAGTCTTGAAATCTTTTACCCATATTTGAATGACTCAGGTAAATACTTTATAGAAGATGTTAATGGTGATAGCAATTTGCAATCAATTAAAACCTATTTGGAACAAAACAAAATGAGCTACAAAGTTTATGATTTGAGAAGTATTAAGAATCGCTTTGATGACATTTTGATTGTAATAACTAAGGAGACAAAATGATTCCAGCAATGGTTGTGCCAATAATCAATAGTTACCAATATCTTGACAGGATGATGGAAACCATAAACTACCCAATCCAAAACTTGATAATTGTTGACAATGGTGCTTCAAAGAATGACTGGTCACCGACTTGGAATCAATGGGTATCAAAAGTTTGGCATCTCAAGTTCCCCTCAAATCTGGGTGTTCCTGGTTCTTGGAATCTTGGAATCAAATCTTTACCTATGTCGGATTATTGGTTGGTTGCTAATGCTGATGTTGAGTGGGCTGAGGATTCTTTGAAAATGTTTGCTGAAGAATCATCACCTGATCGCATTGTTTTATCTAACGCTGGTGCTTCTTGGTGTGCTTTTACTATTGGTTGGAAAGTTGTGGAAAAGGTTGGATTGTTTGATGAAAACTTTTACCCAATCTATTTTGAGGACAACGACTACCAGCACAGGGCTGAGCTACAGAACATAGAAATAGTTAACTCTTTTATTCCTGTTGCTCACGTCAATTCTGTGTCAATCAAAAATGGGTATGCTGAACGAAACAATGTGACTTTCCCTGACAACGCAGAATACTGGAATCATAAAAAGTCCAACAATATTACAACTGAAACCCCTTGGAATATTCGCAGGATTAGGCGCAACTCCTGGGATTAAATTGCAATAGACTAAGGGCTAAGACTTAGGAGTTATTTTGGCTATTACAAACGGCTACGCCTCACTTGCAGAAGTGAAAGCGGCCTTACGCATCACCGACTCGGTGGATGATTCATTATTGGATATGGCAGTTGAATCTGCATCCAGACTTATAGACGGTTACGCTGGGCGACAATTTTATTCATCAGGTACGGCAACAAGATATTTTGTGGCATTGGATGATTTCAATGTTGAAGTTGATGACCTTGCAAACGGAACTGTGACTGTTACAACAGCTCAAGATGCTGATGGTGTTTTTGACACAGTTTGGAAAACAACTGATTACCAACTTGAACCACTTAACGGTGTGCTTGATGGTATTGCTTGGCCTTACACAAACATTCGTGCTGTTGGCGATTATTTGTGGCCTATTACTGGTGGAGAAGCGCTAATCAAGATTCAAGGAACTTATGGTTGGCCTGCTGTTCCTATTGCAATTAAACAGGCTTGTATTATTCAGGCTTCAAGAATTTTTAAGCGTTTAGATTCTCCTCTTGGTGTTTTAGGTTTTGGTGACCTTGGTGCTATCAGAGTTTCATCACAACTTGATCCAGATGTGGCACAACTTGTTATGCCTTACAGACGGATGAGGAACATTCTTTAATGGCTTCAATTAGCGATATCAGAACTGGTCTTGCTACACGGTTGGCAACAATCTCAGGTTTAAGAACAGCAGCTTTAATGCCAGATAACCCTAATCCACCTGTTGCAATTGTCATTCCAGACAACGTAAGTTTTGATGACACATTTCATAGAGGGATGGATACTTTAACTTTTCGTATCTTCTTGGTTGTTGGTAGAGCTGATGAAAGAACAGCCCAAAACTCTTTAGACGGATATTGTGCAACCTCTGGTGCTACTTCAGTTAAGGCAGCAGTTGAGGGTGACAAAACTTTGGGTGGAAAAGCCTACGATTGTAGGGTTACAACTATGAGGTCTTATGGTTCAGTTTTGATAGGTGAAACTAACTATTTGTCTTGCGAGTTCGTAGTTCTCGTTTATGCCTAAACCTGAAGTAATATAGAGGCAACAGACTTTCATCTGTTACGCGTAACAAGAAAAGATAAGGAAACAAAATGGCAAAGTTCGCAGCAACGGACTATTTTGTTAGCATTGGCGGAACAGTTTTCTCCGACACAATCAACTCAGTTGAATTAACTGAAGAAGCTGACAATTTAGAAACAACCGCTTTCGGTTCAACTTGGAGAACTAGAATCGGTGGCTTGAAACAAGCATCATTAACACTAAACTTTATGCAAGATTTCGGTGCAGGTTCAGTTGATGCTGTATTAAATCCCCTACTTGGGAGTATCGCCACAGTAATAATCAAACCAACTAGCGGTACAGTAACTGCAACAAACCCTAGTTACACAATGACAGCATTGGTAACCCAATACTCCCCATTCGCTTCAAGCGTTGGAGATATTGCTACCCTTTCTGTTACTTGGCCAATTAGCGGTTCAGTTACAAGAGCAACTGCATAATCTAAGGACAAAAAGTGATAAACCTGCGCATCACAGATAGTAAAGGCAAAGAACGAGACATAGAAACTCAATGGGCCGATTTAGTTGCCTTTGAGTCACAATTCGATATGCCATTCCAAAGAATCTTTGGTGATGGTAAAGAAATAAGAATCCAATACACAACTTGGTTAGCACACAATTGCGAAAAAAGAACTAAAGCAACTGATAAAAA